CGCCGCGCCGGACTCCACGGGTTGATACAAGACCGGCTCCCCGAACGTCTCCTGCATTATGGAGTTCGCTGCCGCGTCGATCGTGGGCCAGTCCGACATCAGAAGTCGTGGTTTAGCCGCACGCGTACGGTCGGATCGCCCGACAGACCGCCGGGCGCATTCACTCCACTCGGCGTAGTCAGCGCGGCGACCCCGATCTTCGTGTTGCTGGTCGCCGTCGAGGTGCACTCTTGCGACGAGTTGTTCCAGTAGACGTAATCGCCCTCGGCGAAGGTGCTCGTGTCCTTCGTGAGATCGAACACGCCGTCGGTGAGCACCTCCGAGCTGTCGCCACTGCTCTGGTTGTTGACCGCCACCCCGAAAATGTGGCCAGTCCCAGTTATGAGCAAACCACCGCCCGACAGCACCGCGTACGGCGCAGTGACGGTGACGGTATCGCCTTTTTGAACGTAGTTTTTCATCTTGGGTTCTCCTTTTCCTTATGCGCCTGCGTTCTTTTGCAGCCCGCGATAGTCGATCGCGGCGGCCGCGAAGTCCATGCGCGCTTTCATCTCGATGCCATCCACCTCGAAGCCTTGGCGAGTCTCGAAGTACACGCCCGCTTGCCCTTCGAGGAAGCAGTACTCGATGGTGTCGATCTGCGTTGGATCGGCGACCATGTACCAGGCGGTAGTGCTCGCCGCGTCGAGACGCGGTTCGACGATCGGCACCAAGCCCTGAATCCACTCGGGGACCACGCCGGTGACCTGATTGGCGGCCAACTGGATCGGGTAGATCAGTTGTAGCGCAAGCGTTTCAAGCGCGGCGGGAACCAGCAGGTACCGCGGAATCAAATTCAGAGGCGTGCCCTGCGGACCAGTCTGAGTACGCATCTCGACGCGGCCAGCGGCGATTCCCGTCACCGGATTGGCCGCCCCGAGCGCCAGCGCGCTGTTGGCACCGGTCAGCAGGTTGTTGTGCGCGGTGGCGAACATCGCGGTGTTGTCGACCTGCATCACCTGATTGCCGGTGATGATCGCCCAGACCACATCCGACTGCTTGCGCGCCGCCGCGACACCCAGGACCGCCGGAATCCGCGTGAACGCCTGCAGGTCGTCATTGATGATGGTCTTGCGAGTGAGCGCTACCACGCCGCCATACGTCGCGAGCGAATAGTTCTGGTTCGTGTCGGTGAGAGTCAGGCGCGTGTACTCGCCCTTTTCATTCAAGGGCCGCAGCGCGGGAGAGTCCGACAATTGCACGCGGTTGATCGGTTTGAAGTCGGGCGCGGTGACCTGACGGCAGAACGGTTTGAAGGTCTGCGGGTATGCTTCATAGGACTGCCGCAGCGTCTTGTTCGCTACGTTCGCCAGAATCGACGGGAAGTCGCTGGTCGATTCCGCGCCGCCGCCGAAGATTTCAACCTTGCCGTCGTACTGGATGAGCGCCTTGGTCGCGATGGTCATCTTGTCCATGCCCCGCGTGTTGACGCCACGCAGCTCCAGGCTCTCGCGCGCCATTTCGAGGAGCGAGAAGCCAACATACTCACGGCCCATCTCCTCGGCCCGACGCTGCATCTCGGAACCGCCGCCGGGCAGGAACTCCATCTCTCCCGCGAACGACCGGCGCTTCTGCATGTAGAACTGCGGATTGCAGCGCAGCACCAGAGCTTCCTGCATGCACGCGAGGCGAGTCTCGTTAGCGTCGCGCGTAATGACCACCTCGCTTCGTGGCTGGAACTCGCGGCCCTCGCGAGTCTGGTTCGCACGCGCAGCCAGCTCATCCTGGATCTTCGCGCGAGCCGCGTCGACCGTCACGCCTCCATCAATCAGCCCATCGATGAACTGTTGCGGAACGCCGTACTTCAGCATCGGCGCACCAATCGTGCGGATCTCCGAAGCTCCGGCGAACCGCAGCTTGGCCTCCTCGATCGCGACGCCCCCACTAACCAGAGAAGCTGCAAGCTTCTCCAACTTGAAACTGGCGCCCAACGACGTGATTTCACTCACGCGCTGCCGCTCCAGCCTCGTTCCCTCGGCGCGCGCCGCGTCGAGCACTACCTGATCATTGCGGGCATCTCCGCCCGCTTGAGTCGTCGTTTCCATAACGATGGTCTCCTTAGTTGGGCGAGTTGCCCGGGTTCGATCCGCGGCCTTAGCTGACAAAGGCGTCGCGGACAAAAACGTGGTGGTGAAATCCGCCGGTACGTTCACCGCCGAGATCTCAAACGGCTCCCAATCGGTCGCCGTGAATACATTGCTCGTCGCCCCGTTGCTGGCGTCCTGCGGCTCCTTGGCGTAGAGCCAGGTGCCGAAACTGAGGCTACGAATAATTCCAGACTGGATTCCTGACCAAACCAGGTCGCTGTTTTGGTCCTGACCCTCGGGCCGGAACTTCAGCGTCGCCATGCCCTTCGGGCCATCGGCCCAAGCCTTCTGCACGACGCCGATCTGCGCTCGCGTCCCGGCCTTGTTCGCCATCACCGAGCGAACATCGGTCCCGCTCATGTGGTTGTCGAAAACGGGTGCGCCGTTGTTCAGCCGGTCCAGGCGCGCGCCTGCCATGTCCAGTTGCAGCATGTATTCATCGCCGGTGTCGGGATCGGTTCGGGGGACCGTCGCGCCGCCGTACCAGACCACATCGACGGTCCGCTCGTCAGCGTCGAGGGTGGTCGGGACAAACGACACCTCCTCGTCACTCGCGGCGAAGTATTCGCCTCGCGGTTCGCTCATTGGTTCTCTCCTCTTGGTTCTACGTGAGGTACATCCGCGTGGGAGAATCCCATCGCGCACGGTTGCTCGTGCCGGCCACGAGCAGTTCCTTGATCATTCCGAGGTCCTCCTCGGAGAGCTTGGCCGACTGATTGGTCGGCCTCGGAGCGCTCGGCACGGCTTTGCTCGTCGGCGTTCGTTCCTCGGTCGCGGCGGGCTGTTCCTGGCCGCGCAGGGTCATGTTGCGCGGATCGCAGTCGAGGATGATTTCGTACTTGTCCATCAGCTTGTTGAACAGCGCGATCTGCTCGATCTGCGCGTTGGGATCGAACCCGTTGGCCACCACCGCTTCAAACCAAGTTACGCGCCCGATGCGAATATCCTTCAGCGCTGCTTCGGCATCCTTGACCGGGTCCACTGATTCAAACCGAGGAGCAGTCCACTGCGTGCCGTACAAATTGATCGTCGGATCAGTGACGGCCTTCGCCGGGACCTTGCCGAGCAACACGAGCGTGTCGATCACGCGCCGCCGCACCGGCATGCAGAACATCGGAATCAGAGTCAGCCACCGGTATCCCTCGATGGTGTTGCGGAACCCCAACTGGCCGCCACGCCAGCTCGAATAGTTGACCAGCGAGAGGTCGCCCGCCAGCATCTCGTAGGGAATCCCCAGGCCCGCAGCGATCCCCTGCAGTTCCGTCATCTTGTATTCGCGATAGCCGCCCGCCACCGGCGGGTTGTTGAACTTCACATCCTCGCCCGGCTTCAAGTACGCTGTCATGCCAGGCTGAAACGACTCGACCGGATTGCGCGTGAGCGGGTCTTTTCCCTGGATGCCCAGCGTCGAACCATCGATTCCCTCGGGCTGCGTCACCATCGCCACCACACACGCTTCGATCTTCTTGCGCACGCGCTCAGCGTCCGCGTAGTCGTCCAGATCGCGTAGCGCCATCATCACCGGATGCAGCCACGGAATGCCGCGCACCTGTCCTGGCCGGAGCACCCGGTACGTGTGAAGCACCTGCTCGGCGGGAATCGGCTGGCTCAGGATTCCGCCGCGCGGATTCAAGATCAGAACGCCGCCGGGATGATACGTGTAAAGCCAGTACGCCGACCGCCGCCCGAGCAGATCGAACTCGACACCCTGCATGATATGGCCGTTGACCGTGCCCATCGTTTTGGTCTGATCGAGGAAGTCGGCCTCCAGGATTTGAAGCTGAAGCGGCACGCGCAGATTGTCCTTAGCCAGGCGCGGCCGGAACCGCAGGATTGCTTCGCCACTCTCGGCGGCAGTGCGCATGACAAGCGACTGCATGCCATAGAAATCCAGACGCTGCGGCGTGTCACAGTTCTCCACGAAGTACGGCCACTCAGCATCGATGATGCGGTCGAGCCCCTCATCACCCGTCTTCGCCTGCGGCACGATGCCAGTCCCAACGGTGTTGCCGGCCAGTTCCTCGATCGCCTTTGACGCATACGGATTGTTGCGGATCAGATCGCGGCTCCGGTTGCGGAGCCACACCAGCGACCCCATCAACTCGACGTTGGCGTCGGTCGATGGAGCGTACCACCCGTAAGCGCGCCGCCCCGCGCTCGCCCCGTCGTAGGAGAAGCGCGACGCGTGCCGCTCGAGGTAACCCTCGGTCAGCTCCAGCGCCATGCGCGCCTGCGTTCGCCGCAGCCCGTAACGAGGCGCGACGAAGTTGATGGCGCGATCAAGAACGTTCATTCGGCCGCCGTGTACACAGTTTCCCGATAAGTCTTCTGCGAGCGAACCGCTTTCACTTCGACCGGCTTAAACACCTTCTCGAAGTTCACGCATTGCGGATTCGAGCAGGTAAACATGCCCTGCTCATTCAGCACGAGCACCGGCGACCCGCAATCACACTGAATGACGGATGGATTGATGCGCATGACTTGTGTTTATTGAGTTCGCACGGAAATGCTGCTGGCCGGGCTGCAACTTCCCAAACCACTCCATTTCTAAGACCCGAGGAACAGGTAAGATTCAGCCGTGTCGGTTTTTCTCAAACCATTGCCCCAGAAGCGCGAAAGACGCTCCAGACGCTGTCTCGCTCCACTCTTGGAAGCGGTGCGACACAAGTTCCTTGAACTTCGTGATTTTTCTCTCGCCGGCGGGCAGCAGTACGACGGCCAATCTACTACTTCCGGGGGAGTCCGGAAAGAGCTCTTGGCGCTCTCGCGAAGACAGAGTTGGCCTAAGGATAAAGCCTTTGTCTACAAGAGTATCTAAGCGCCTTGTTATGTTCTGGCCAGTGAAGCCATGCTTAAGTAAAACATTGGTGAAGTCCTTCCGGAGCATGGTTCGCCCGCTTTTATTACCATCGACGCCGTGAGTTTGCAGATACCACAGGAAGAGCCACTCACCCAGACTCACATCGCATTTCTGGGCGATAAGATTTAGGCCGGGAATAAGATGGGCGAGAATCGTAAAGAGTTCGTCGGGTAGAGGTGCGACCTTCTTCTCCGACGAGAGAAGCTTTGTACTCATATGATAACTATACCCAAACAAAAATATCATCATTTGATAAAAAATGTGATATGATCTAATCCGGCGCTGCCTAGAGGCGGCACCAGATAGAAACCGACACGAAGGGTGTCGGAGAGGACAACGAAAATGCAGACACATACGCACGTCGCGTCGCCTCCCGTCCACTTCGCGGCCGACCCGGTGATTCCGGCGGTACGCGGAAAATTCTATTCCTACAGCGCGCTCTTCACTCCCGACCGACCGGTCGGCTTCATGATGGATTGCAAGGCCAATAAAAGCCGCCCGATCATGGACATTGCGGACTACGCTCGCGAGCACGACCTGACGTTTGTGTTCGCCGGCAGTGTCTCCGTCTGCTCGCCCAACGCCGCCCTGTCTATCCGACTGCTTGGTGACATTGTCGCAACCGACGAGATCAAGGAGACCTCCATCATTGCGCGTCCCGACATCGCCGAAGACGCCTTCTACGCGCTTCGCCAGCAGAAGGACGGCCAGGCGCTCGCTGCGGTTTGCCGTCAGATGATGCCTCGCAACAGCGCGGTCGTGGCGCTGTCGACTGGGACGATTTTCGCCGTCATCACGAAGTCGGGCAAGTACGGCCTATTCCTAGTGAAGGAACTCACGCCGACGTCACTCAAAACCGACGCCGCTCACATCTTGCTGTAGGACAGCCGCAACTCTCGTCAAACGACGAGAGTTGCGGCTATAAAATACACTTTTGGCCTTTCGCCACTCGCCAGTGCTCGATAGAGTGTGGAGCGACCACGTTCAACAGGTCTACCTCGTACTGGCGGGCTTCACCTTTATCGATCAGCTTCCGGGCGTGAGATCCAGCCTCCGTCAAATCTCACGCCTCGACGCTGTGCTGCCTTCACTCCAGCGCGGCTGCGCTCGGAGATCAGCCTCACTGCTCCCACCAAGGGAACCCCGCCATGTACGGTCCGTCTCCGCGCCGATGTTCCGCCAGCGTCGATTTGCTGGTCTTCTGCGCGCTGGCCTCCCGGATGGCGTCCTCGGTCTCGGCGATGGCTTTCCGAATATCGTCAACGGTTCGATATTGCACCTCGCGTCCATCGGGAAAACGCGCGCGCAAGGTCGGGTTCCCCAGCGCCATGTACAGCGCGTTCAGGTTCGAAGTCAGTTGCGCGACGGTCAATGTTGTGAGCGCCATCAGAACCAGTTCCTCCGTGGGACCCAAGGCTCAGGAGTCGTCCGCTCCATCAGCGCGGGCGGTATGCCTTCCGTAGGCGGTTGCGGATGCTGCTCCTGGCGGGGCACAACCGTCTTCGACTCAGCGCGTCGACCACCCGCCATCTGCGCGAACTTGTCGCAGTGAACACCGAGACGCAACCCAGTCGCGTACAGCGCGTATAGCGCGGCGTAGGCGTACACCCGACAATCCAGCGCTTCGTTCCGTGCGCCGGCGGCTTTCTTCCATTCCTGCTTCGGAAACCCGTTGTGATAACGCGTGAATTTCTTTTCCGCCGTCAACTGCTCGAAATACTCCAGTTCGCGCCCAAGCGGAAAGTGACAGAACCCCGGTCCCGGCTCCTGGATCTTCAGCCGGTCATAGATCGCCGTCTTCGCTGCGTCGACTCCGACCATGAAGAACGGCGCCTGATTCTTTCGGCTCGGCTTACGCGGCCAGATCGGAGTTTGGCCGGGCCGTCCCTTCACGGCGTACACGCGACGCGCGTAGCGGTCGCGCGTGAACCGCAGCACCAGCGCGTCTTTGAATCCACAATCGATCGCCGCCGCAACCACGCGCATGCCCAAGCCGGATTCGTGAATGCACTCGGAAGTGAGCAAGCCCTCCAGGTGATCCCACACCTCATTGCGCATGATATCGCCGGGGATAACGTGATAGGCAATCGACCACGACTCCTCGTCGCGCCCCCATCCGACGAGCTCCACCTCGAGCCGATCCGCCTGCACGTCCACGCCCGCGGTGATCAGCGCGGCTCCGTCCGGTGCCTCGGACTCGAACGGTTCGCAGCGATTCCACAGCGCGCGCTCGTCCATCGGAGTCTCGTGCTTCTCCTCCCACAGCTCGGCGAGCACCGTGTTCACGAACGCCTTGAGCGTCTCCGGCGATTTCTTCGCCGCGAGGAACTCCACCGCGATCGATCCCCAACTCCGCTTGGGCGAGATCAACTGCGAGACACGGAATCCCGGAATCGACGACGAAGGATTCTGCGGGCGATATTCACCGTGCTCGACCATCCGCGCCTTCTCGTGGTGCGGAATCAGCTCGCGGCATCCCGCGCAACGGTACGCCGCTTCATCCGGTTTCCCTTCCGGCCACGCGAGACCAGAACCAGTGCCGTCACCCAAGACCAACACCTGGTAATGACCGCACTTCGGGCACGCCACGAAGTAGTCGCGCTGATCGCTTTCAAGCCACGCTAGCTCGATTCGGCTGATGCCCTTGATCGTCGGCGTCGACGCCATGACGATCTTCTTGTTGTGCGCGAACTCGGAAGTCCGCTGAATCGCCAGTGACACCGGGTCGCCCTCGGTGCCCGCGCTCGCGGGATAGCGGTCCACCTCGTCGAGCAATGCATATCGGATCGGCCGCATCGCCAGACCAGACGGCGAGATGGCTCCGGTGAACGTAATGTGCCCTTCGCCGTTCGCGAGTACCTTGTGCAGCGTGGTGTTGTTCGAGTCGCGCGACTTGGCGGGCGCGATCTTGCCACGCAGTGAAGGCGTGGAGCGAAACATTGGCGCGACGCGGTCCTTGGATAATGCCTTGGCATCCTCAGCGCGCGGCTCGACCACTAGCACCGGTCCCGGATCAACGTCCGCAATGAAGCCGATGAAGTTCAGCAGCACCTCGGTCTTCAGAAGTTGCGCCGCCGAGAGCAACACCACTTGTCGGCACGGGTGCGCCGGGCTAAGTACCTCCATCGGTTCGCGCTGATACGGACGCGTGTGCCACTGCCCGCGCTCCGCCGCCGCGCCTCCGGTAAGCACCCGATTCTCGTCGGCCCACTTCGCGACGGTGATGTCACGCGGGGGCAGCATCGCCGCGGCGCCAACTTCGTGGATGGAGAACGGCTGCATGTTCAGAGACCCGCGTCCGCGACCGATTTGCTCACCTTCCGCAACAAGGCTGTGATCTCAGCCCCCAGCATTCGATGGATCGTCTTCTCGTCATCCACCGCCGCCAGCATCGGAGCCAGGCGATCCGGCATGGCCATCAGGCCGTCCTTGACGATCGCGGAAAACGTAGCCGCGTACTCGGAAGCCCGCGCCGCGTCGATCAGCTTCCCGGCGCGCTCCTTATAATCCAGTTCAGCGGTGCGCGCCTGGAAACTCTCCTTGACCGCGCGTGCCCGTAGGTACGCCGTAACCGGATCTCCCGTGGGTGCCGGAGACTCGTGCATCGGGAGCCGCTCCGGCGCGGCAGCAGCTTCACGGACCGTCTGCCCGGCGAAGGTATTCTTCGACCACTCCCGGTTGGCGCGCTCCGCATCGATGGTCCCATCCGGGAGCTTCGTGATCCGTTTGGTAGCGATGGCCTTCTGAACAGCGGTCAGGCTGCATCCGCGCGCCTTTGCGTAAGCCCGTAAAGAGATGCCCATTCGACGAAGATTCGCCTTGCTTTCCGGTTCAAACGGAGTGATGAATCATGGTGCGCGAAGACGCGCAAGCGATTGAATAGAAAGGTATAACCACCATGAAAAACCACGAAGCCACCGAAACCGCCCAAGCCGCCGCCGTTGCGGAACAGGGCGCGCACGTCGCGCCCGCGAAGGCCGGCTCGAAGAAGGCTGCCACCCAGAAGAAGGGCGCGCCCAAGGGCCGGAAAACCGCCAAGGGTGCCAAACCCAAAGCCGAGGGCAAGGCGAAGAAGGCCGCCAAGAAGACGGAACGCAAAGCCGCCGCCCCCCGCGCCGAGAGCAAGGGCGCGAAAATCCTGGACATGATCGCGCGCGCCAAGGGCGCCACCCTCGCCGAGATCATGAAGGCCACCGACTGGCAGGCCCACAGCGTCAGGGGTTTCATCTCCATCGCCGCCAAGAAGCACAGCATCAACATCGAGTCCTCGAAGAACGACGCGGGCGACCGCGTTTACAAAACCGCCAAGTAGAAACTCCCCGCCACCAACGCCGCCGGGTTCAACGATCCGGCGGCGTTTCTCGTTCATGCTTCTGGTGCGGATGACGCTGCGCAAGGCCATGGACTTCCTCAGCCAGCTTGCATAATGCTTCCCTCACCTGGTCTTCTTGCAAACGGCACTCTCCGGCGCGTACATAAATGTTGCAGATCCTGGAGACCATTCGGGTTTCCAATTCGGCAGCTTCCTTTTGAACCTCCGCAAGGAGGACGCGGTTCTTAAGACCGACGTAGGAGCCGACCAGGCCCGTGGCAAGTCCAGTGCCAGCAATCAGAACTTCAACCGGAACCAACATCGCGTTCGATGATCCTTAACTCCGCCGACCAGTCCGAGAGCGCGAGGCACAGGCCCTGAAGATCGGGGTGCCCGGACATGATCAGAGATTCTACTTCCGCGATCTCGCGGTGGCAGCGGGCGATTCATGCCGCGATCCCCACGCGTTCGGCCTTCAACTGCGCGAACGTCCGACCATCACCATCGAGCGTTGCTTCCAGGCCCGTGAGCAGTTGCCATCGTTCAACAACGACATCGACATACTTCGGATCAAGCTCCATTCCATAGCAGACGCGCTCGGTCAGTTCGGCTGCGGCGAGCGTGGTGCCGCTGCCAAGGAACGGTTCGTACACCAATTCGCCAAGCTTCGTGTGATTCAGAATCGGGCGCCGCATCAGGGCGACGGGTTTCTGCGTTGGATGATCGAGCTTCTCCTCATCCGACCCGCCCATGATGAACTTCGGCGACGGCGAATCCCAGATGGTAGAGTTCTCGCCGGGCTTCCCGTACCACGGCGCGTTCTTCTTTCGGACGTACCAACAGGGCTCGTGCTGGAACCAGTAGTGCGTT